ACTTGTTGATTCATTTGTTGATTCACTTGTTGATTCATTTGTTGATTCGCTTGTTGATTCGCTTGTTGATTCACTTGTTGATTCGCTTGTTGATTCGCTTGTTGATTCACTTGTTGAGCCCCTTGTTCAGCTCCACCTTGACCAGGATTATTGATCATATTCATAATTGCCATAATATTATCGCCAACAGCTTTAAATTGTATAGAAACATCATCATTTTCATTATCTAAATCACCTAATTCATCAACAATAGAATCTATTAATGTAATTTGTTGTCCTAAGGTAGCATTAATAATACCAAATCTTTCAATAAGAGAGTTAGATTGTTCTTGTACACTAGCTACTTGTCTTTCAAGTTCTTTTTTTTGTCTATCTAATTCTACAATTTGAGCATTCAATTCTTGAATTTCATTGCCATTTTCTGTTCCTGAATTAGTTAATTCGGCTATTTGTTGATTCTTTTCTTCGAGTTGTCTATTTATTTGTTCCATATTTTGTTGTAACTCTTGTAAATTTTGATTTGCTTCATTAAGTTGACCTTTTGTTTGATCTAATTCTTCTGTTTTTTGTTGTAAAGCTACTTGACTATCTTGTAATTGCTTACGAAGTTGAGGTAAAGCTTTTAAATTATTATTATCTTTTAAAGAATTAAGTTGCCCAACAACTTCTCTCAATTTTGTAATAATTTGAACTTTATATTCTCTTACTCTGGTTTTACTGGCTGCAACCTTTCCTGTAATAGACTGAATTGTTGTGTCAAGTCCAGTTAACGCTTGATTTAATGGATTATTCGGAACTTCTGCCATTTATATATTAGTATTTTATTTTTTTAAAGTTTACTATAGATTTATAAAATTATTCTATTAATTCATCCAATTCCACCTTAACTTTATCAATTTCTCTTATAATATCTTTTTGATCGTGTTTTGCGGTTCTTAATTGGTCATTAACTAGATGTTCAGTCTTCATAAGATCACTCATATATTCCTTAAGTAGAATAAGAGCATTATATTGTTGTTGTTTTTCTCCAACTATGTAATCATAATATTTTGTATAGTCAACCTTCACTCCATCAAGATATTGATTTAATTTTTGTTTTTTATCTAAATCTTTCTTCTTTTTAACTAACAATTTTTTTTTATTCATTATTTCTTGTTCAATTTGTATTAAATGTAAATCCCTTTCGGCTAAAGGTAAGTTCATTCTTAAAATAACTAGTTATTAAATTTTTAGTAAATACTATATTAAAAAAATATAAAATCTACAATATAGTATATTTAGGATGTCAACTAACAATTTAGAACCTTTATTACTTCCAGATGATAATAGATTTGTAATGTTTCCAATTAAATATCAGGACATATGGCAAATGTATCAGAAACAAGTAGACTGTTTTTGGAGACCAGAAGAAATTGATTTATCTAAAGATTTGACGCACTGGGAAGGTCTTAATAAAGATGAACAAACATTTATTTCAATGATTTTGGCATTTTTTGCTGCATCTGATGGTATAGTATTAGAAAATTTAGCTCAACGTTTTATGAGCGAGGTTCAGGTATCAGAGGCTAGAGCGTTTTATGGTTTTCAAATAGCTATGGAAAATATTCATAGTCATACATATAGTAATTTAATTGAAACATATATAAAGGATAAAGAGGAAAAGTCAAAGTTGTTTAATGCGATTACGAATTTTCCATGTATTAAAAAGAAATCTGACTGGGCTCAAAAATGGATTCACGATAAAAATTCTAGTTTTGCCACGCGTTTAGTTGCATTTGCTTGTGTAGAAGGTATCTTTTTTTCAGGTGCATTCTGTAGTATATTTTGGTTAAAGAAGCGTGGACTATTGCCTGGTCTAACATTTAGTAATGAACTTATTTCTAGAGATGAAGCCCTTCACTGTGAGTTTGCTGTGCTTTTATATTCTAAATTAATTCAAAAAATTGACCAAGTTCGTATACATGACATAATAAAGGAAGCTGTTAAAATAGAAACTGAATTCATTTGTGATGCGTTACCGTGCCGACTAATTGGAATGAATAGTCAAATGATGACACAATATATTCAGTTTGTAGCAGATCGATTATCTGTTCAGCTTGGTTACAAGAAGATTTATAATGTTTCTAATTCATTTCCATTTATGGAGCTAATTAGTTTAGAATCTAAAACGAATTTTTTTGAAAAAAAATCTGATGCATATGCTTTGGCAAATAAAACTATTTCAGATAATGACTTTGAATTAACCGAAGATTTTTAAAATTGATTTAATTAATTATAACTTAAATATAACCAACTATAACCATTTATAACCCGCCAATGCCGAAAAGTCAAACGGATTATTCTTCCACGATTATTTACAAGATCTGTTGTAAAGATTTAACAATTACAGATATTTATATTGGTCATACAACAAATTTCAATGAAAGAAAAAAAAGCCATAAAAGATGTTCGGATGATATTTTATATACCAGGTATGTATATAATTTTATTAGAGATCATGGTGGTTGGGAAAATTGGAGAATGATTCAAATTGAAAATGTTAATTGTAAAGACAAACGCGAAGCTGAGGCAACAGAACATTATTGGATAGAAACCTTAAAATCTACTCTAAATACCAATAAACCATACGCAAAATGTAAAGAAGAACCACAAATATATAAACAAGATTGGTATGAAGAAAACAAAGAAGAAATTCTACAAAAAGCGAAACAAAATTACGAAGAAAATAAAGAACAAAAAATAGAATATCAAACACAATATGCTCAAGAAAACAAAGAAAAAATATCTGAATATCAAAAAGAATATCAAGAGAAAAATAAAGAAAAAATATCTGAACAGAAAAAAATATACAGAGAAGATCACAAGGACTATACAAAAATAAAACAAACAGAATGGAGGGAAGCGAATAAAGAAAAATTGAAGTCTAAAAAAAGCGAAGTTATTAATTGTGAATGTGGTAATCAATATACATTTGGAAACAAACACAGACACCTTCAATCAAAAATACATATTCAATATCAAGAACCTAAACCAGTTATTTCTGAGGAAGAAAAAGACATTTTGGAAGAAAATAATAAAAAATTAGAAGAAGAAAAGATTGTAAAAACCAAACAACAGCAAAAAATATATCGAGAAGAGAATTCTGAAAAAATAAATAATTATAAAAAACAACATTATCAACAAAATAAGGAACAAATTTTAGAACAAAACAAAAAGTATAAAGAAGAACATAAAGAAGAAATACTAACAAAACAAAAAATGTATGTTGAGGAAAATATAGAACAAATAAAAATTAAGAAAAATGAATGGTATCAACAAAATAAGGAACAAATATTACAAAATCAAAAACAAATGATTATGTGTGAATGTGGGTCTGAAATTCGCAAAGCAGGTAGAAGTGAACATTATAATAGTAAAAAACATCAAGAATATGTACAATTGGACATATGCCATAAATAAATAAGATATTTTATTAAGATTTAAAAATATTAATTATAATATATATAATGTGGTTCAACAGATTATTTTTATCGCTTTTATGTTTTGTTAGTTCTTCGTCTTATTCATTTGATTATACAGAAGAGGCATTGCTAGACCAAGTTACAGAATTACCTGGATTAACTTGGAAGCCAAATTTCAATCAATTTAGTGGATATTTAAATCTTGAAGGAACCGAAAAAAATATTCACTATTGGTTAACAGAGGCTGAAACCAATCCAGAATCAGCACCAATTGTATTTTGGACGAATGGTGGACCAGGCTGTTCAGGTTTAATTGGGTTTATGACTGAACAAGGTCCTTTCAGAGCAGATATCGATGGTAATTTAAAGCCAAATATGTATGCTTGGAATAAAATTGTCAATATGATATTTCTAGAACAGCCTGTAGGAGTAGGGTTTTCTTATTCAAATAATAATGATGATTATAAGATTGGTGATGATCAGGCTGCGAAAGATAATTTAGCAACAATTTTACAATTTTTCGAAAAGTTTCCACATTTTAATCGTTCTAAATTGTTTATCACATCCGAATCATATGGTGGTCATTATATGCCAACCTGGGCAGACGAAATAATCAACTATAATGATGGTCAACAATATTCAGCAATGAGAATAAATTTTCAAGGGTTTGCTGTTGGAAATCCATATACTGATTATTATTCAGGAGTAGGAGCAGAAATGGAAACATATTGGGGAAAACAATTGTTACCAAAACCATTATGGGATAAATATTTAGAAAACAATTGCACTGAACCTTTGAAACAATTAAATTCTTCTACATGTTCGCTATTAATTTTGAATTTTATGAAAAAGATAGGAAATTTGAATCCATATGCTTTAGATTATCCTGTTTGTTTATCCCAACAACAATTGAAAATGAGAGAATATTTAAGAGATGAAAAAGAAAATGATAGTAATTCAATTCAATATGAACCGTGTGAAGATTTATATTCATCAAATTATTTAAATAGGATGGATGTAAAGGTGTCTTTACACGTTCATCAAGATATTGTATGGGAAGAATGTTCAAGAACAACCAAATACAATTTAGCTGATAAGATGTTACCGATGGAAAAATATTATAAGACAATTTTGAATTCCAAGACACATCCTGATTTAAGAGTATTAGTTTATTCCGGAGATGATGATAGTGTATGTGGAACAATTGGAACACAAAGATGGATCTATAATTTGGGATTTCCAACAACAAGTTTATGGGATACTTGGTATAATACTGATGGCCAAACTGCTGGATTTATAACTAAATTTAAGACACCTTTTACAAAAAATAGTCGATTTTCATTTATTACAGTTCACGATGCAGGCCACGAGGTGCCCACATATAAACCAAAGGATGCATTAGAATTATTTGAAATGTATATAAATAACAAGATTTAATTATAATAATAAATTTTAAAATAATATATTAAATATTTTTGAATATATAATATATTTAAAATGATCTCGTGTAAAATAGTAGGAGGATTAGGAAATCAATTATTCCAAATATTTACAACCATTGCATATGCATTAAAATATTCAAAACCTTTTTTCTTTTTAAATAATCACCAATTAGGAGATGGATCTAATGGTGTAATAATAAGATATACATATTGGGAAACTTTTTTATCAAATCTAAAACCATTTTTAAGAGGTATAGATAGTATTCCACAATTAATGTTTATAAAGGAAAAAGGGTTTAATTACGGTGAATTACCAGAAAACTTAGAAAAGAATTATGGAACTTTGTTAGTTGGATACTTTCAAAGTCCAATATATTTCGATAAATATAAAGAGATAATTTGTAAACTCATTAAAATTGATCTAAAAAAAATTGTCGTAAAACAAAGATCGAATATAAATTTTGAAAATAGTTATTTAATTTCATTACATTTTAGATTTGGAGATTACAAAAAGTATTCGAATATTTATCCGATTCTAAAAGAACAATATTATAGTAATGCCATAACCCATATTCTATCTGAAATAAATTATGAAACATATGTAAAAACAAAAACAATTTTATATTTTTGTGAGAATGAAGATGTAAAAGAGGCAGAAGATATTATACAAAAATTACAATTAAAATTCCCAACAATAAATTTTGAAAGAGCAAATCCATCGTTGGAAGATTGGGAACAAATGTTATTAATGAGTTTATGTAATCACAATATAATAGCAAATAGCACATTTAGTTGGTGGGGTGCGTATTTAAATGATAATCCAGGAAAAATAGTATGTTATCCAGAACATTGGTTTATGCCAGAGGCAAAAAAAAACATATCAGATCTGTTTCCACAAGATTGGATATGTATTTCTTTAGATTGAAACAACAAAATACTATTTAGAGCAACGTATTTGTCTTTCATTAAACATTTTAATCATTTCTTCTTTATCTAAATCTTGCATATGTTTCTCAAAATTTGTTACACGTTTTTCAATATCACTATAATCTTCTCTTTGAACTACAGTTGGAGGAACTATTAAATACCATTTATATAAATTTTGTAAAATCAACCAATATTTGTCAATAGCATATTTGTTATGTTCTTTCGGTTTATTAAGTAAATGTGTTAGACCAATTTTAATATTTTGTAATAAAGTTTTTATATAGTGTCCATTCACTAGATATCCTGTTGTTGTTTGACATCTAGACACTTTTATACATGTATGATCCGTTGATTCATAAGGCGGCATATTATTCCCAGCCAACAATATTACATCCCAATCATTTTTGTGTAGTTCAAAAAATTGATTTATTTGTTTTTTAAATAATTCTGGATCCAAAAATTTTATATCGTCTTCAATAATTAATATATGATCTAGGTCATTTTTTTGAGCATCTTGTAATAATTTTAGATGACTCATACTACACCCAATTGCGCCATTTTCCATTTTTATTGCATTGAATCTTTGTGCTGTTATTCCAATCTTAAGTAATTCAGACTCAACGTGTTCTCTACGATCTGTTCTATGTTCTAAATTAATATAAAATGAGTTTTTAATATCATCAATGCTTTTTATTGTCATTATAAAATATTTATAGTTTATTTTTAAATAATTTACACAGTAATTTATGTTTTAGCGATAAACTCCTCCCAATCTTATATGTGCAGAGGCACTAGCCTTTGGTTTTGCTGCAATAATTCTACTATATGCAGGAGAGAATTTATTTATATTTGGAGGAATAAAACGTTGAGCTGAATTCATTTGTCTCATTGCTTCATTATATCTTTGAATTTCTAATAATTTTTGTTGATGATTATTTATATTTTTATAATCATTTGGTGGCGGAGGCATAAATGGAGGAATTACCTCTTTTGTTGGATCAGTTGAGTTTTCATAACTATATTGAATAATTTCATTAGCAGCCTGTTCTCCATATTTTTGCACCATTTCTTTTTTCTTTTCGGAAGTAGGGTAAAATGGAATATTAGACCAATCATCTGTAAGAGTGTCAACTTTTTTAGTTCCAATTCTATCAGGATGTATAATTTTACGTTTTGGTTCTCTTAAATCATATTTATAATAGTTATCCTTTTCAAAAGCTGTTCCTGTCATAAATGTTAATATATTTATTATAAATAATTTATTAAAAGGCACAACATGAATGTTATCTAATGGATTAGTTGATTCAGTATCAATCGTATAATTTAATTTATGAATAGTTCTTATTCCGTCAATACCATCATCGTGTTGTGCTCTCCATGGATCTTTTCGATTAATTATACGTGTTACTCCATCAAAAAGTTGTAAAATATTTGGATTTCCGATTGGAAAAAACTGGCTTCTATCAATTTTTAAGCCTATTTTTTCACACCTTGTTTGTAATACATTGTCTTCCATTCCCCATCCCCAGAAATTTGGATATCCATTTGTTGCTTCAAAATCAGATCCTTTTATTGAAACTATTCCTCCTAAAGCATAATTAAACCCATAAAAATGTTTAACAATGCCTGGAACTGTTTCATAATCAAATAAATTTGCAAATGGAATTGTATCTACATCATTAAAGACAATTGTAATATTTGTATAATCATTTGGATATTTATTTTTAATGGCTAAAAACCCTATATTCTTGGTTCCACCTCTATTAAATGAACGTGGATCACATTGGTGTGCAAAATAAATCTCATAATCATCCCTATCGCTCAATATAGTAGTTACATAATTTGAAAAAAAGAATTTATGTTGAGGTCTGTTTCTATAAGGAACAATAAATACAATCTTAGGAACGCTTGTCATAATATTAATATTATGACATTTTTATATTAATAAGATTACGAATAATAAGTTTACGAATAATAAGTTTACGAATAATAAGATTACGAATAATAAGATTACGAATAATAATAATACTTATTTTGTTAAAATAATAATAAAATATATTTAAAGTATCATTATAATGATAATATAATTATAATGAACTATTTTTTAGAACCATTTATGTATGTATGTCTTTTTATAATATTATTTCCATTTTTACATCAAATGTTTATTCTTATTATATTTAATTGTGTTAAATTGATTGATGAAGTGTTAGAGAATAAAAACTCAATGTAATAATAAATGTAATAATAGATAATGTTTGCACATTTGAAGATTTAAATCCACACACCTTTGGCGTGCTATTTATTTCTTTCAAATGAAACGTTGCCGATAAATGTATAATATCTGTAGATCTAAAAAAGAATAAGTATTCCTAAGAGAGAAATGAGAATTTATTCATTATTATCAAACAGTTATGGTTATACTGGTAATAGGTGAATATTTATTTAATAATACTGAAGGAACTAATTCGGCTGTCATTTTTTCAAGTTTTTTGAAGCATTTATTAATAGTAACCTCTGAAATTTCACTTATATTTTTAACATCACGTTTAGAAACATTTAATTTACAGAGTTGTGATATAAAGTATACAATTCCAGCTGCAATTGAATGTGGTGTATTTTCAGGCATCAAATTCTTTTTCTCAATTTTAATGGCAATAAACTGACATAACTTTGTAAGTTCAGAATTAATACTTAGTTTACTACAGTATCTTTCAATAAAATCCTCTGGTTTAGTTTTACAAAATGACGTCTTATCTTTATTATCCATATCTTTTTCTAATACATTAATAATAGTTTGAGCATTTTTACATCCTTGAGTAGAACTAGTAACATCTAAATGAAATACAGTTGCTAATTCTTTGGCAGTTCTTGGATAGTTATTAATTCTACATGATATGT